GAGTCCACTGTGTACAGCCCTAAAGCCTCAAAATGGATTCGAGGGAATAGCTCGCGGATGCAGTTTGGCGTGAATCGCCAGTAGTCGTCGGGGTAACCGTGGATGCGCCAGACAAACGGCGTCAGTATTGCAATCGTGCCACCCGGTTGTAACGCGTCCTGCATAACCTGTGCGGCCACCCACGGGCGTTTAATATGTTCCAGCACCGAATAACAGTGTATATGCGCGTAGGTTTGCGGTAGCGGCTGTTCAATATCGTGGAAAAAATCAACGCCCGGCCCCGGCTCAATGTCCATGCCGATAGCGTTCGGATACATTTTGCGGGCGTCTGTGCTGGTTTCGTATAATTTTGAACCTACTACCAGCGCCAGTCCCTCAGTAATCACCGCGCCCGGATAAATATCGTTCGGCGTTTTTTCCTCAGCCATCCCACCCCCAAACCAGATTTAAACCCAGATCGGCCAGCGGTTTTGCGCCGATGCGTTCCAGTATTTTCTCGCTGGCGTTTTTCTCGTAGCAGTACCGGCAGCAAAATTTACCGCGCTCGAAGACCACGACAGGCCGGCAACGCTGCAGGGTTTCCAGTGCGCCCTTGAGCGCGTCCGGTTCGCCGCCCTCAAGGTCCAGCTTCAAAAAATCCAGATCCTGCAATTCCAGGCTATCAATTGTTACCCGCCGCACCGCGTCAGGGTCTTTGGCATCGCTGCCTACACAGTACCGTGCCCCGGTATGCCGTCGCTGCATATCACGCAGATCGCGCTGGATCGTGACAATACCCGGCGTCGCGCCAAGCGCCTGCTGATGACATTCAACGCCCAGCGGCAATGTGTTTTCGATCAGGCACTGGAACGTATCGGCGGCTGGCTCGAACGCAATCACCCGGCTGAACTGGGGCGCCAGTTGTCTGGACCAGGTGCCGACATGTGCGCCGCCATCGATAGCGGTACGCCACTGCTGCACGTACATCAGCCCAGCCTCTAGCGCGTCCTGTTGCCAGATGCCGGATTCTGGCAGCCGGTCATACAGGTAATTATCCATATCAGGAAATGCAATCCCGTGTTTATATTTCATGCAATATTTGGTGTTATCAGATAGATCGGGAGTTTTTGATCAGGGCAGGACGTGATAAACGTATTCACGCGCCGTCGCCCGTCGATCAGTACGTACCGGTCGCCATGCCGCACGAAGATCGGGTGGCTGTCGGTGGTGCGGGGTCGGCGCTCTTTGCGGTGTCGGCTGGGCATCATCGCGGTGAGCTGGTTGGCGTTGCGGGCAACGATCTCTAAAGTGCTGTTGGTGTGCCGTAGCTGTGGTGCTCTGCCGCCGCCGATATCCAGGGCATATTCACGGTCATGAATCCAATCAAAAAACGCTTGGCAATCACCGGGGTCAATGTGCGGGCAATCTTTGGACACATAGCGCAACTGCCACAGCATGTCCACCCAGCTACCGACCGCAAGCTGTTCGCGGTAGCTGCGAATAAGCTGCTCAACCTTCTTCTGCTCTCGCAGCTCGGCGTAGCGGTCGTCGGTTAGATCAGTGTCTCCAACCATTGCCTATACTGTTTCGCAATCACATTCACGACCCACTGCCTTGAGGCATCTAAAAATCGGCGCTGGATGTTTTTTCGGTGTCCGTAATCGCGCAATAGATTCAATCCAGTGCGGATGCCGTCCAAATCATCCGCGTACACTTCGCCACTAGCGGAAAACTCAATATAGCTGGCCTCCCGTCCGCAGATTATCGGTGTGCCGGTAGCGTGCGCGTTTGCCAGCTTGACGTGAGATTTCCAATGTACGGGCGCATAGCCGCACCACTGACCGAATCGTACAGCCAACAGAATATCCATATCGGCCAATTCAGCCGGATTGATATGCAGTCTCATGCCCATGCCGTCTATCATGCTGCGCAGTTGCGGCAGAACCGGCAGAATGTACTGCTCGCGGCCTTCGTAGCCGACGTTTGCGGCATGCTGGCGAATCGGGTTTACGGTCTGCCTACTTCGTGCATGGTGCGGGATAACCTCGCCTGTGTATCCAGCGTCCTGCTGCTGCTTCTTGGTGACATAGGCGCAAGCCGTGGGTTTCAATCGTCGGATATGCTCGCGTAGCCACTGCGCTGATTGTGTTGCGCCCCACCGATTACCGGCTGGCTGCGGCCATGCATCAACAACATCGTAAACCCACGGACGCACCGAATCTTGCAACGCTTTAACGGTGTCGGTTGGCGTGCGTTTGACCAAAATCGTGATGTCGTGCTTCTTAATGTCTTTAGCGGTCGCAAACGGTTTAACCGTCGCGCCAAGTGCATCGCCAAGCTGCACAGCACGGCAGGCCCATGACCCAGCTTTGCCGCCTTTGCCTGTGATTAGGATTCGCAATCTTTGATTCTCTCGAATAGCCAAGGCCAAATTCCAGCCCGCAACTCTTTCAGTGAATACTGCCAATGTGCCAAACGGCCTAAAAACTCCAGCCGGGCTTCTCTGTCCGGTAATGCATGCTCACCGTTCAGCGTATCGGGCCATAAATAATTCGCGGCGTTGTGCTCACAGACACACGGGACACCGTTGATGACGCAATCGACAGCGACATTGCTATGTCGCACGACGACCAGTGACGCACCGGATAGCACGGATTCAATCGGCCCGGTGCCTTGGGTGACACAGTTATCGACGGGCAACCGCTCGTGGCGCATATTTTTCGGGCGATAGATGATCTGTTTGTCGGGGAACCGGGCGCGGATTTCCTGCGCTCGTTTTAACTCCCACTGCGGCCCTTTGTAGCCCAGCCATGCGCGGGATTTTGCGCCCAGTCCACCCAACACTACCGGGCCGGATGGGTCGTAGGTTTCGCGCAGATTGACGCCGAAACTCATAAACCGGTCGATACTGGCCGGTGGTAATTTGTTGGCAATCGGTTGCTGTGCGTTGATTGATATTTTGACGTGTCGATCAGCACCTAAACCAGCATCGCGCCGCCAGTACGGCAGGTCGATCCCGATCACGGTTTTACCTGCTGCCCGCTGCGCTCGGAATGCGCGCCACTGCTCAGCGCCACCCAACCCCCAGCAGATCAGAATGTCGCTGCCGCCCTTGTATCGTTTGGTTTCAACAGATTTTCCGGGGAACGTCGCGGCCAGTGCATCCAGGTACTTACCCCATTTATCAGGGACATTAACCAACACCTCAAGACTATCTTTGCTCATATATGTAGTTCACTCGCTTGCTATAGTTCGTCAAATGGCTCGCCGCTGGCAATTTCAGCAGCCGACCACAAGCCCCCTGCCATGCGCTCAAACGCCGGTAGCCGGTCGGTTTTGGGTCGCGTGCCGCCGTCCCATCTGTCGAACGGGACGCAACCAGCGCGCATCAGCCAATCGGGATACCAGTTAATCACCGGCACCCCTTCAACCAGCGCTTTAATACCGGCACTGCTGGCCCAGGTCGCCACCGCGTAATACCCACGAATGGCGTCTTCTAAATCATCCGCAGCAGTCTGCCCAACCGCGCCGGGATGACCGCGCTCGTCGGTTGCCCAACCGCGCTCATCGAAATAGCGCCACGCCTTTTGCGCCCAGCCTTGCGGCATGCCGATACCCGGCTCACCGATACCCCGCTGAGGCAGCAGCAGCACCCGGTTAACCTGCACCGGTTGCCACGGTTTCAGATCCACGCCGAACAATGGCCAGCGCTCCGGTAGATGGCGAATCGGGGTGGTGTAGTGATGCTCCAGGCTCAACGCATACCAGCGCCCGCCGCGCCATTCACGCCCGAAGTAACCATTTTCGATCACGATAATCCGCGCCTCGGCACGTTCAGCCGCCGCACAGAGTGCTGCAGTGCGACTCTGCCGGTTCCAGACCACCAGCACATCATCGCGAGTCAGATCCATAACAGGCCGGTCGACCACTTTGAAACGGCGTTTCTCCAGCCCGTAGATCAGCTCAGGGTGTGCAAATTTGGGATCATTACGTAGGAGTGCAATTACAGCACGTCGCATAGATTCGCTCTCGGTATGTCGGCAATTGCCGTTTCTCGGCTGCAGTTGATGATTTCCAAGCCGGCCTGCTTAGCATCTCGTGCCAAGGCATTAAAACGTCGTCGCCAGCGGCGATAATTATGGGGGCAGTCCAGCCGACCAGGGTGGTCTGGATGGTAATGTTTTTTACCGCTAGTGGCTTGGCAGTCATAGCCCAGCAAATAAATCGGATTATAGCCCAGCACATACGCCAGTCCGATAGCCTGATAGCCGCTATTGCCACCATGATAAATATAGCCGGGCGCGGTGCATAAACCGGTGCCAAGGCCTTTATGTTTAAGTAAATTCAATTCGAATTCTTTGGCCGCTCGCTTGTCAATTGTCCAGCACTGCCCCGCGCCTATTGTGTCAACATAGGCGCGCCACCATTTTAGATCGCAGGCATAGTGATAATCTGCCCACGGCGCCAGATGGCAGGCGTTGTTAATGGTGATAACCGGCAGTTTGCCCTTGACGTAGTTCACATCAGCCAGGGTCAGGCTGGGGCCGGTGGCGATACAGATGACCGGGTTATTCGTCATCTATGCCGCTGTCGAATTTGGTTCTAACGCGCAGAAATGCTGCCAGATACCCGCCGGGCCGGTTCACGGTTTCAAACGGGGAATCCACGAACTCCAGCCGCGAAAACCCGGTTGCGGGCCTGAAATCGGCCAGTGCGGTCTCGGCAACGCTATACAGCAACGCGCCCGCTTCGTTGAAGCCGCGCCAACCGCCGCGCCCGTCGGCAGGATTGCGGCAGACAATGACAATATCCCAATCCTGCGTCCATTGCAGGTCAGCGCTCGGTCGGTCCGGTGGATTGTTTGAGGCCAGCCGGATAAAACACGCGGGCAATCGGGCGCCTTGACTGAATACGTCCTGCTCGACGTTCAGCGGCCCGACATAGGCAAAATCCGAAACCGTGGTATTGATCTGCGTGGCAATGGCCTCGCCGGCGGCAAAGTAGTTCGTCGGCATTATTTGAATGCGGCCTCTAAGCGCTTATCGATCAGCCGCAAAATATCTTGCAGTTCATCATTATTGATACCGATATACGGCCTTGCCGGTGTCTTGGCTGTGCCAATCTGATGCACGCCCGCATAAACCAGCGGCCCGCTAGATACTTTGGCTTGTCGATTGTTATGACTTGGCTTGATGGAGCCAAATAACCGCCCGGTATCAATCAGTATCCTGCCGGGATCGCCCGCTTTGTTCTTGCGTCGCGCAATGGTCACCGGGCTAAGAGGGCGCCATGCCGTACCCTCTGGCGATACCTGATCTTGATAGCGTTTTTTGTTTACCGCATCCAGATACAGCGAAATTTCCTGCATGATCGGCGCAAGATCACCCGCCACGGTGGCCAACTTCGCTATTTTATTACGGGCGTCGTTAATACCCTGAATTTTGATTGATACCGCCATTACGACACCCGCAGCATGGGCCGGGATGACAGGCTGCCCTTTTCGTCATCGTTGTCAGTGAACGGCAGCGACACCAGCCCTTTGGAAATATCACGCAACCACGCTTTTATATCGTCGCAGCGCTTAACCATGTCCTCGGGCGCGCCGTTGACGTATAAATCACACCGCGCCAGTTCAGCGCACGGGCGGCGCAAAACCTCCGTCGCGTTGGTATCAGTTGCCGGGGTGGCATACCGACCAGCCAGATATGAATCAATCAGCATGCTGGCATCGTCCAACGCCTCTTGTAGCCGTACCAGCGGGTCGGCATCCGCCTCGCTGCTGCTGTAACCGGACTCGTCGCCTCGGATTATGTCCGTAATGTCGCTGGCCGTGACGGTTTCATCTTCGGGCGCGGCGATTTGCGCCAATTCGGTTTCACCGAAATAACGCAGCATATCGCTAGGTGTAGCATAGGCCATCGGCCAGACTCCTACGCGGGAAACAGGTCAATGCCGTCTCCCGACTACAGTTAATAATGTTGCTGTGTTTCTTGGCGATAGCAGCGAATTGCTGCCGCCATACGTAGAACCGCAGAGATTGCGATAACGGCTGCTGATGATCGCCATGCCAATGGGACTCACCGTTAGTGCGCTGGCAGTCATAGCCCAGCAAAATTACGTTCGACGCCCCCAGGTATTGCGCCAGCAGGATAGCGCCCGCGCCGCTATTGATCGCCGCCGATACGCCCGGCAACCAATGCAGCCCCAGCGCCCCGGCAGCCGCTTGCGATGATGTCCATTGGGCAGTCTCGGGCGGTACGTGGCACCCCTCATACCACCACCAATCGGGGTCGGCAGCAAAACAGGCATCCGGCCATACGCCTAGGTCGGCTCGGTAGTTGGCTCGTCGGATGCTGCTGTTAACGTAGATGCAGCGGATTCCGGCTCTGCTGCCGGGACTGGTGCAGTCGGTGCGGCAATGGTCGATCTCCGCGATGTCGTCCGGGTGGAGCGACGGCCCCGACGCGAGGCAGACAGCGATGTCTCCGCACCAGGTGCCGGGGCTGATTCCTTTGGGGCGACTACCGCATCCGCCCTCGGCAGATGCTGATAGCCTGGCGGGACGTACCCGGCAACGGCGGTGACGTTCGACTTTATCGGGTCACCGGGAGACCAAGCGGCGGCATCCAGAAATACCGCGCCCAATTCATCCCGCTTGCGGATGTCCTCGGGTCGCGGTGAGTTACGGTAAAAATAAATGGTTCTGTCTTTGCCTTGCATTGACTAGCCCTCAGTTATCAGGAACCACCCAGTGTCTGCACAGCAACGCCTGCCGTGTTTTTGTTGTCACTGACAAATTTCACCCAGTTAGTACTAGTACCTAGTTCGGTATCAGTCGGGCTTTCAGCGCTGGTGGCAGTGTTGAACTGGTAGCCTTTAAGTTTAAGATTGTAGGTCCACTCGCTTTGAATGGTGGTAATGATGTTTTCCGTACCATTACTTGTGTCGTCGTTGGTAAACAGATCGTCGTTGTCCTCGACAACGGCAGCACCTTCAACCAGCCCCAGTGTGAAATAAGTGTCTGGTGCGGTACCACCGTCCAGATACAGCGGGGCAGAGTCGGTCACGATAAACCGACGACCAAACCCGTCTTCCATAATATTGACGGTGCCGAACTCAAACAGCCGTGAACTATTGGTTAGCACGTTGTCAACGAGGTCGGTCATAGGTGTTGAATGAATGACCCAGGTGCGAATACTATTGGCGCGATCGCCGAATAGCGCCGCGCCCCGGTTCAGGGCGTTCAGGGTTAAATTGGCCGCCACGGACTCATACAGAACACCGGTATAACCGCCACTGGTTTTATTGCCGACCATCGCCGCTTTTAGGCTACGAATAGCCGCATTCACCATATCTTGGATCATGGCCTCCGCAAGCTGTTCGCCGTATACCGTACCGGCTGTATCAGGGTTTTGCTGAATCCAGCGAAACTGCTGCTGCTCGTATTTGATCGGCGGTGTGCCGGCAGCGACTTTCACGCCGATATGGTCAAGTTGCGCCAGACTGACGGCATTCACACTGCCGCTGCCGTAGGCGTCGCGACGACGAACCAGACCAGAAAGCTCCTGGAACATCGCCTCATGGGTGTAATCACCGACGTTCGCGGCTTGGCGAAGTTGAATAGCGCCGCGACTAGCAGCGTTGAACAAGTCGATCTGCTGGGCGACGGTTTCGGTCATAGATGAATACGCGAATTGCGAAAACACCTGCATATTGCTTAATGCCATGATTTAAATCTCCGGCTTGCGGGAATAGCGTCTCTCGACGCGGAGGAAACACCCGTAATGGGCATGAAAAAGCCCGCATTGAGCGGGCGTATATTGATTCGGGTCGCTACCCGCTGCCGGGTAGCTTTACTGTGTCGTTTCAAGTTTGTACTTGTTGGCCAGAAACGCTCGCTTTTCGTCTATCGTTTTGGCTTCGCTGTATGATTTCGGGCCGCGCTGCGTGCCGTTATTGCCACCAGCCTTTGTTCCCATGCCGGACTGTGCCGGCCACCAATGCGGGCGGCTCTCTCGCATGGATTCGAGCCATTCACCAATAGTAAGCGTTTTGCCATCCTTGCCGGTTTCCAGTTCGCCATCAGCGTTGCGGGCGATCAGATTGCCGTTTTCATCCAGTGAAAACACATTACTGGCATGCAATAGTGCATCTTCTACCGCACCGTGAAATAGCTCAGCTTTGGCAGCAGCCTGGCGTACCTGCTCGGTAACAACCTGCCGCTGCAATTTTTGTTCCAACGTTTTGGCTTTTTGCTGGGACTCCTCAATAACTTTATCTCGGGCTTCGAGTTGTTTTTGCAAATCAGCCTTGGCGCGGCGGGTAATCCGCTCGTTATATTCCTCGCGTTTGCCAGTCGCGAATAGTTTCAGGTCTTCGTCCTGCTCAAGCCGCTGCCGCATCTCCATGAGCTGCTTTATGCCATCCTCGCCGCCTAGCGCGTCGATAGCTTTGGCACGTTCGCTGTAATCTTTCAGCTTGCCAAGCAGCTCTTGGTTTTTGTTTTTCAGACCTGAAACTTCGGAGTCCACCGCTTTGCGGATAGCCTCTTGGATTTCGGGCGCGTCGAGCTTGATTTGCGGTTCGTTGGCCGGTTCGTTGGCCGGGGTGTTGGTTGGATCAGACATTTACAGTTTCCCCTTGGGACGGTGCGTCTCACAACGCGTTAGCCTGCCTTGCAGGCAATAAAAAACCGCCCTTAGGCGGTTTGGTTGAAATGGTTCAGGTTATCGTAATAAGCGCCTGGTGATAGCGAGCGGGTCGGGCGCGGGCATTGCTTGGGCAGCTCTTCCACTGAAACTTTCTACTGCTTTAGCCAATTCGTCTAAATTACCTATTGGCTCTAGCAGGCCATCGATATGGTCGGTTGCCGTGCGCTTGCCCAGCATCCAATCCGGCAGGGAAGCAGACTCAGCACATGCCTTGCCGAAAGTCACCATCGCGTCATGCAGGTCTTTTGTTTGAATGTCAGGTTCGATAAATTCAAGAGATTTGTTCGCTACAGCGCACTGTGGAAACGCCTCGTCAAATTTGTCCGCCCACTGCTTTACCGTGCTAGGCGGGTGGGCGTAATGCGCGAACAGAAACCCTATCACACCGTAAGCTGCGTCTGTTAAATCGTCCGTCGCAACTGTGCGGCCAGCAATATCGGTGGTTATATAACCATAAGCCATAAGCATATCGTCCATGCTAAACGGGTTTGACGAATGGCCAGCCTCTTTAAGTAAATCGTATATACGGCTGATAGTGGCATCTTTTGTGTCGAATTCGGCCAGCTTATCTGCTGCCTCCTTGGCGCTCATTTTGCCCGTTATCGGGTAAGTCGGGATATTGCCGCCAGTTCCATGGGTGGCGGCTGGGCTAGCCATCAATTTATCGAGCTTCACGCCTAATCTGTCATCGGGGTTGTACGGGCACTCTTCTGCCGTAAAATACATGCCCTCGTCTGAATCGTTCATCTCCAGATAATAATATGGAGCAGATTCATGCGCGCTAATAGGCCGAAAAAGCCTTGAATACCCGGATATAATATTTACGCCGGGGCGTCTGTCCGGCTCAATCGAAAAAATAACAATCTGCCAATCCAAATTGGTTTGAAAATCGCGCCAAAACGTAAGCAGTTCTTCATCAGCCAAGCGGACATGCCCTCTGCGGCGCTTTAAATCTTGCCAGTCTGTGTCTGTCATTTCGTTCTGTCCACCAACGCACAACGATTGTTCTGGTGCGTCGGTCGTAATGCTCAATCTTAAGAATTCGCATTCATCGGTATGCTGTTGCTCTGTCATGCTCTACCCTCTACTCATTGAGTAGCCAATATTATACGCCGGAACAGCACGTTATGCAGCCTCGTCAAGCCCTGCACGACGCCACGCTTCGCGCTCACGGCGGGCCAATTCTTCCAGCGTGTAGACATGGCCGTTGCGGTCGTTGACGAATTTATCCAGCGGCAATCCGCCGTCTCGAAACAGCTTGGCGCGTGTTGGCCCCAAAATATCGTCCTGCAGTGTGTGCGGTTGGCGCTCTAGCCATTCACTGTAGCTGGTAAATTCCGGATTCGGCAGATTTTTGAGCAGCGGCGTAATCGTTGACCGGCACCCGAAATGCGCGGGTGGCAACGGACCTTGGTCGATCTTGTAAACGCGATTGCTGCGTGCCCTGCAAATAGTGGAGTTATGCAGCACCGCACCATACACGATAAAGGATTCATCCTCAGCTACAGTGATGTCATAAGTCGGCACAGGATCTGCAGATTGAATGCGCTCGATTTGCGCGACAGCACACCCGCCTGCCAATTCTTCACCTTCAATCAACTGTCCCGCCGCTATCCAACCGCGGTTTGTCAGCCAATCGTGATCCGCGGTACAGGTGACGGTCTTGCCGTTGCTCAGGGTGACTCTGATCAGTTCGCAAGCCTCTGCTTCGTAAATAGCTGTTACTTGCCGCGGTTGGCCGCTACCACCGATAACCCAATCACCAGCCGCTATATCAATAATAGGCCGCTCGCCATCAGGGGTCATGACTGGCGTATCTGCTGTCACGCAGGTTCTGGAGTCGAGCACCGAGAGCCAGCGGTACTGCTGCGCCACGTCTGGACTGCCCTTGTACGCCTCAATCAGCGCGCGACTTTGAAAATGCGTAATCGCAGTTCGCACAATCGTCTGTGCATCGCGTTTTGATCGGGCATCAACCAAATCAAGTAGGTGTGCTGCAATCTGGTCGGTTGTTTCGCCTTCGATATAGCCAATGCGGATGGCGTCGCGGACTTTCTGCTTAAGGCTGTCCTCCAGCGACTCGAACCACTCCGACAGAAATCGGCCACGCATCGGATCGGCCAGCGCTGCGGCGTAAATCTGCTCAGGCGTCAAACTATCCACAGCGGCGGCAATATCAGCGGCCAGCATAGCCTCGTTGTTTGAGGCGATTTCAGCGGCAACCATCTCGCGCAATTCCGGCTCCAGATCGGTCAGCAGCCGCGCATCCAGCCCCTCGGCTATCGTGTCCAGCTCGACCAGCAGCGCTTCCAGCCGGGCGCGGGTAAACGTGCTGATATCGTCCTGGCGCAATCTTGCGAGAATATCGGCCAGCACCGCATCAATCACCCCAGCCATACGGCTGGCAATCCGCCCGCCCCAACGCTCCAGAAATATAGCGCGGGTAATGGCGTGATCGGCTATTTGGGTGCTAGCGTCATCGGCTGGCATTGGCTAAATCGACCACCCGCACCGGGCCGCGTGAGCTTGCATCAAGCTCGATTGCAATCTCAATAGCCTCCGCCGGAGACTTGCCGCACATTAAAGCGGCCATTGCCGCAACCGAGCCTGAGCCAATAGCGGCGGGAGCGCCAACCTCAATCGGCGTCAGCTTCGGCCCGTAATATATGACTTCACCCGAAGGCCGCAGTACAAGCGCTTGAAAATGGTCGCCTACATTTGGCTTTTCATCAGCGGGCGCGCCAATACCGAGCCATTGACGAAACAGCTCGCCATTTTCCAAATCACCCGCCGCGCCAACCAGCGCCCCTGCCCCGCAAAAACGCAACTTCGGCAGTGGATGCGGGTCGATATAATCACCTACCTGCATAGAATCGGCGGCCATTGTTTTGCCATCAGTGCAAATCGTTGTCATGCTGCGTTACTCATTCTCTCTTGCCGCGTTTTTGTGGAATCTCATAAGCGTTATAGTGAAACCGGCAATGATGGCGATAAACGTGGCAGCAACAGCGTCCTTTATAAAGTCGAGCGCGGTAGCGTTGCCGTCGAAATATCGCGTATAGATAAACATCCAGAACGCCGGCGTTACAGCAAACGCGCATAACTCCATTGCCAAAAGACACTCATAAGGCCAGCGCTTAATTAGCCTTACCAAGCCCCACACGATGACAATTGCTCCAACGATTGCTGCTGCTGTGATTGCTGTTTCGATATTCAAAATCGTTGTCATGCTGCGTTACTCGTGGCTGGTTGTCGCATCGGCAAGCGCGGCTCTTGCGTGCCGATTTTGTCCGCTTCTTCTCCGGCGTCGAAATCTTCATCCAGCTTGCCGCGTCGCTTCAATTCAGCCCACAGCGTTTCCAGGCTTAAGCCATCGCTTAACCAAAGCTGCAACAGAGATTTAACATCCTCATCAGATTCGAGCGACAAGCCGAAATTAGAATTGACTTTCGTTTTTGCGCCTTCGTCGCGGCCTGTATATCTGTCCATGTAATACAGCGCCATGTCCAGCGAGTCCTGCAAATTCAGCGCCCATGCTTGCAAGCTGCTGTCCGCTTCGGCTTTATCGATTGCGCTACGGGTGGCGGTAATGTCACCGGATTTTGGCAGCATCGGTTCAAGCGATAACGCCCGCATCTGCAGTTCGATCCGCTCCAAATCTTCACGGCCTGCGTCAATACTGGCGCCGGTGTGCTCAACGTATTTCAGGTCAGCGTCCGACGAGGTTGACGTAATCAACCGATTCGGGCCGATCTCAAACGTGTCATCACCGCTCACGCCCTTACCGAACAGCAACGGCACCCGCGCAACGTGCAGAATGTGCCGCTGATCACTCGATGACTGCCAGTGCTCCAAATTCTTATAAGCCAGATCCATCAATGGCGGCTCTGCCTGAAACTCACCGGCGCGCCCGGTATAAACCGGTACCAGCGCAATCTCGCCTAGCGCATTCGGTCCTTCGTCCACCAGATCGAACGATCCGCCTTGATCCACGGTTGTTGCGGTCTGGTTGACTAGCAACCGCTCGCTGTTCAGCGGGCCAGCGTCCTTGGCTAGTTTAGCCTCGTGCAGCTCCCAATGATCGCGATAGAGCACCCGAACACGAATCACGCTGTTAATATCGTAATCACCCTCGGGTACGGTGTCGTATTCACGGATACGAACTTGCTCCAAGCCATTATCATCAAAGCGCCAACCGATCAGACGCTTAGCCGGAACATGAATCAGATAAGGCCGCGCGCCAGCTCGCCGCGCATCGGCCTCGGTCGCGCCTTCGGGAAGCCGGGTGCTGTCTACCAAGATGTAGGTGATGCCGTAGTTCAGCGCCGCGCCGAACGCATCGAACGCAAATGCTGTGAGGTCACGCCCCTGCATGTCCACATCATCCAGCCACGGCTCAAAGCGCTTCGGGCCTTCCCATGTAATCGGCTTTGAGAATACTTTGCCGCGCAAACCATATATTGCTTTGCGGTAGGCGTTATACAGCACCGTACGATTTAGCCGCCGCTGATACGCTTGGTTGGATTCACCAATCCAAGTGCTTGTCGCTACCCCCGCCGCGTTTTCCTGGTATGCACCTTCCTTCGGCAGATAGATGGTGCCGGCCTGGCGCATGGCGCGAGTGCCGCCCATCAGGGCTTCGGGTAGCGCCCACAGTTCGGCCATTTCATCGTAGAACGCGATAGGTGTATTAATACTGGCTGTCATTAGATTGCTAGTTCTCTGGATCGCATGCGCGGTTTTAACGGGTAGCGCTGATGGATGAAATAACCGCCGGCATCTGCAATATGGTCATGGCCTGTCGATTTATCCGGCTCGCCGTTTTTGTCATACGCCTGTTGCTCCAGCGCCTCGGTGTAATGCGGGCATTTCTCAGAGTTGATCTTGTACCGACGCTGATCGACTGCATTACAAAACATCGCATTCATGGCGATGACCCGGTTGCGGATCGGCGGGTTTGCTTTGGGTGCGCTGATCGAATACCCGGCAGTGCGCAGCAGGGAAATATCGGACAATGACGCACCCTTGCTGGACGTGCTGCCACCGCTGGCGTCTGGATACACAGTAATGTGGTGCCCTTTGTAGCGCTGCTCAAACAGGTCGATCATGTACGGTGTGTCGCGCCCGTCGGTGATCTCGTCCACCGCAATCGGTAGCCCGTCGCGGATCACATGCACGACTGCGGCCATTTTCAGCACGTTGAAATCCATGCCAATATGCAGCGGCTCGTTAAATTCCAGGGTTGCGGTTGATCGGTTCTCGAACCGGTCGAACATCGGGTACACACTGCCCGACTGCAGGTTTGTGAATTCGCCATCGATGTATGCCGCAATCAGGTTGTCGGGGTACGATTCCAGCAGCGAATCGATGTAATCATCCGGCAAGTTGTGCTCGTTTTCGTAGGTGCTGGCCTGCACCATGCCGTAGCTGTCGCTTGGATCGCGCTTAAATCGCTGATACGTAAACCGGAAACCCTCTGGCGTTGTGGTAACGCCAATGCGATTGGCCATGCCTTTGAAGCGCATGCGGGCAATCACCTTATTCCAGGCCCGTTCCGCTTTGGCTTTATCGAGTATGTCGATTTCGTCGATTACGGCATTCCCGATCTTGAACCCGACGATATTCTCCGGCTTGTCCATCGTGCGGCAAATCACTGTGCTATACAGCCGCCGCCCCAAATATAAATCAACCTCGTGATTCCCAACTCTGGCAACCGAGCGCATCCCTACTGTTTGCGCCACTTCTTCTATCGTCGGGTAGAAAATGTCACGGATAAGCGGGTAAGTCGGTGCAAAATAGCCTTGTGTGATACCGGGATTCTGTAGCGCGTGAATAGCCAGTTTGGTGCAGCCCGACCATGTTTTGCCGGAACCAAAACCGCCAACGTAGGCGCTAAATTTATTCGGTATCTGCAGAAACCGGACCTGCGTCCGATTCATCTGCGTCCGCACTACGTTGCTCAATAATCACCCGTACTGGCGGCGGTGTGTCGTCATCCTCAGCGGTCGGCTTATCGCGCCATAAATCAGGTCGGCGGTTTTTCAGCCAAAAAATAGCCGCAGCAGTTTCTGGCGGATAATGCGCGATAGTCTCAGCGCGGATCACCTCGCCCTGATAGTGGAATAACTTCTCTTCTTTGTGCGTGTAGCCCATCGCCCGTGCGTATAACCGGCTGGCGACATTGGCATCAGCCATAACCCTGCCTTCTTTTATGGCCCCCGAAAATTCGGGCTTTTCTGCCAGCCATTTATCAATCGTGGACTCTGCTACACCGAAAAACTTGGCGATATCCAGATTAGTTGCGCCCAGCATGCATAGCTTTTGAGCCTGCTCGCAGAATTCCGGCTTGTATTTACTGGGGCGGGCCATTAATTATCCAACGTCCGCAAGTTAATAATCTTGAACGTGAATTCCTGCTGATAATTCAGGTTGCTGCCATAGGTTGCGCTGTCGTAGGTGCCGTAAACCCGCACATAGCGTTTAGTGCCATACGAACTGATAGCCAGATCATCGCCCGTTAGCACGACATTGATCGTCGTGGCTGGCGTTTCGCTTTCCGCTGTACGGCTATTAATCACAGTCCCGCTGGCTGTCCGCAGTGTCCAGGTAACGGTATTCGGCGTGACTGCCGTTGTGCCGTTTGGCTCAAAAAACGATACGGCAATGATTTTCGTACCCTGCTCATTCGCCGTACCGACATCAATCGCCATAGCCAAACTCCCGCATCATCGCGCCGTGCGTCTCAGTAATCTGTGCCGCTTGCGCCTGGGTCAGCGCCTCGCGCCAGTTGCCCGGCTGGCCACTGCGAAAGAACGCGCCGTGCTTGGTTGCTTCGCGAAATCCGCTGGCCTGCTCTTGGGCTTGCAGCACATCAAAACGGGTTGCGTCTACTGCCTGCTGCAGTCGGGTGTTGTCGATTTCGTGGCGCAAGAAGGTCAGAATTTGCTTGAAACAATATTCGGGCTTTTCGCACAAATCTTCGTAGCGCACCGCAAGCACCGGATAGCGCGAATCAGCTACCCATGATTTAACATGCTCCGACCAACCACTGAGAACGTGATACAACCGATCACGGCGACCTACGGCAGTTGGTGATTGCATTTGTTTAATGAGTTCATCAATACTCACGCCCCGATGCGCGGCATAGCTCACGGCCACGTCGCGCGGATCGCGAATCAGATAAACCGCACCGTGCGTCAGGCTGATCGGTATCGTATCGATGCCATCCACCGCACAGCGGGCAGTGTGGGTTTTTACCAGCAGCGGCTTGGACTCTGGGGCAATCGCGCATAGACTGAGCAACGCAGTGGGCCGCAACAATGACAGATGCTCATCGCTCAGATCAGCCAGCGCGACAGGTGAAACGGACTGATAAAAATAATCTTGTATGTCATCCATTGCCGCATCCAATGGGCGGTTGATATTCACCTCACCGCCGTTGCGGTACGCGGATAAAAACAACCGTAACCAGGTGTTACCCGATTTCGGGTAACTGGCCAGCCACCAAATTTTAGTCACAGAACCGGGCCATCGCATGCCGACACCACGCCAGCAGTCGATTTTTCTGCGCTAATTCCACCCGCTCGAATAGCTGCTGCAGGACACGCCGATTGTTGTCAGTGTCCACCACATAGCGGCCCCGCTCGTCTCTTTCGGCCTTCATGTGCTTAAATGCACGATCCAGCCATTCCTCGTCCGTAAATAAATCAAACGTAGGCCGGTAGTCTTTACCGGTCACAATGACGTGCTGGCCGTCAACGTAAATATGCGTGCCGTTTTCCAGCTCGATCTGCAGCCAACGGGCGCTGTTGCCGGTCTGGGGCTGTTGCGCGAAACGGTGGTTGATCGTGGCGGGTAGGTCAGCGGTGACGGTGATTGCCAGCCCATCACGCACGGCATGCTGCGCGCCGTCCGAATCTTTGCTGAGTTCAAACGGCGGTGACGCCTGAAATTGCATCAGGTTTCGAGGAAACTCAGCGTCAATGTCTCGGCGCTTAGCGTGCCAGGACTTGCGCCCGTTTCGACTTCCATCACCAGATTGAGATAATCCCCAATATCGCCCGTACCCGTGAATGGCCCGGTGTTGTTGCCATCCATGTCAATCGGTGTTGCGGTCGTTGCGGCAAACAGATCGGCCATTGCGGTTGTGCCGGGAAACTCCGGTGGATCGTTCGACGTACTCGGCACGCTTGGCTGGGTGTACGAACTTGTCACCGCGTACCAAACCTTGACGCCCGAACCGAACCCGCTGCTGCCATCGGTGTACGCCTCCAGATCGTCGATATCAACGTCAGGGGCGACGGACACGTTTAGCCGCAGCACTTTGCGATAGCTGTACGATGTGCCAGCGGTTGGCACCGTTAGCCGGTTGTTGGTATCCACGGTGGCGTTATCGGCGGATTTAAACCGCACAGTACCGGATGTTTTATCAGTCGCGTTTTCGCCTGTGCCGTTAAGCTCTCTAATTAATACTGTTGCTGCCATACTCTAGCCCTCAATTGATAACTGGTTCATAGCCGACACCTGACACCACAGGTTCTAACCCGACGCCTGAAACGACAGGCTCTAATCCGACCGCTGTTACGACTAAATACGCCTGCACCAGATCGCCAGCCGCCACTAAAATCGCGTCAAATGACAGCGAGGTGGTCAGCGCTTTACGGAGATTGGCATCGAGACTGGCGGTGCGCGTGAGTGTTTTTCGTGCCAGCGCATCCAGTGCAAGCGCCAACGTACCCCGCAAGCCGATAATGCCATCCAAGCTGGTGGCGGCGGTTTTCGCCTGTCGCAATAACGCATCCAGGCTGATCGATTCGGTTTGCAGTGCTCTAACGGCGGCATCCAGGGCGGTGGATACCATGCGCGTCTGCTGTAAATTCGCATCCAGCGATAGCGTTACCGCGCCGGATTGCGCGAGCAGCGCATCGAGCGAAACGGATTTCGTTTGTGTGGCCTGGATAACGGCATCGAGTGCCAGCGTTACAACGGCCTCGCCGGATGCCAATAACACCGCATCCAATGCCGTAGTGATAGCCTGTTGTTTTTGCAGATTCGCATCGAGCGAGACAGTGCCGGACTGGGCTTGTCTGAGCAGTGCATCTAACACTGCGCTGATCGTGCCAGATTGCTGGATGTAGCCGTCAAGTGAAACGCTGGCCGTCTGCGATTTTTGCAGATTGGCATCGAGCGATGCCGTTGCTGTTTGAGCCTGTCTGATCAACGCATCCAGTGCGGCCTCAAGCGTGCCAAACTGCTGTATCAAGGCATCAGCCAACACGCTGGCCGTCTGCTGTTTCTGCAGATTCGCGTCCAGACTGGCGCTGATCGTTTGTGCAGCAGTAGCCGCCAATATCGCATCAATCGACGTGCTGATACTACCGCGTTTTTGCAGATTGGCATCGAGCGATGCCGTTAATGATTGCGCTGCAGATAAAACGCTATCGAGTGAAACGACGCCGGTTTTCTGCTGCTGGATCGCCGCGTCAAGTGCTGCGGTTAGTGTGCGTGCAGCTTGTACCGCCGCATCCAGTGATATGCCGGCGATCTGGCGTTGCGATAGGTACGCATCTATCGATACTGATGCCGTGCGCTGCTGTGCCAACAGGGCATCGAGCGCCGTGGTCAGTGTTTCGGCAGATTGAAGCAGGCCATCGAGATCAGTCGTGCGCGTCAGTGATTTCTGTATCGCGGCATCGAGTGCAGCCTGCACGCTCTGCGTTTTTTGCAGCAGTGCGTCAATACTGACTGATTCAGAATCCGGCTTAGACAGATAGCCGTCGAGCGATGCAGTAATCGCCTGCTGTTTTTGCACGATCGCATCCAGTGACGTACTGACCGTTTCGGTCGTGCCGCCCGCCGCTGGCGGAATAATAATCCCGGCAGCGACCCATACTGCGTTACTGGATAGATTCCACGTAGGGTCATAACTGCCCGCCGTGCCAGCAATCCGGTAAATGGCACTAAACGCCATGTGGTTGTCGTTATCCTCCTCCTCGCCTGCCTGCGTCCAGCCCGTACCGGCTGTCATTGTGCGAGCAGTGAGGTTTCGCCATGCAATACCGATCACCAATGAATCATCAACAGTCGTCGCAGGCAGCCCGGTCGCAGTTATCGTGTTGCTGTTGCCGTCGTCGGTGCCGGTTTCAATGCCGTCATAATCGCCGCCGGTAATTTTGAACGCCTGCATACTCGAATAATCACCGCCGCTGGTGCTAACGGTAATGGTCGGTGTGCCGCTATTTGCTATATCGCTGGCATAAATTGCGACATTATCCCCACTGCCATCGTCATCAATATCAACACGCGTATAGCTATTGCCGAGACTGTCATTAAACGATGCCGTAGGCGCGCTATCCCAATTTGCCACACCCACAACAACAATATCGCCACTAGCGACAGATGCGCCGAGACTGCCGGATACAGAGCTGCCGCCGTCGGTCTGGTGTAGTGCCGAAATATGGTCAATCGTTACCGCCATAACCGGCTCCTTCTCAGTTGTCCACGGCAGGACAGGCGCAACCGCGACAGCACTGTACGGCAGTAACTCCGCAACATCGGCAAAAACATTGCTGTACTCACTAATCGCGGCGGCATTGGCAATATCGCAATCGCCTGTCGCTGCTGGGCCGCGCTCGATAGCGCGGGCGCGGTAATAGTTGGCATCGGGGACAGTGACAGAAAGTGATTGGCCGTCAGGCTGGCAACCCGCGACAGCCCATGATTGCGCGTCGCTGCTCGTTTCAATAACGATTTCAACGGGATTTTCCCAGCCGGGGTTATCCCACTGCCGGACACCGGCACAGGCGAGCAGCGGGAGTAATGCGAGCCAAACATAGCGCATTGCCGCAATTTACGGCTTAGTCCAGGCCGGGACCGTGATAATGATCGTGCTATACGGCAACAGCCCGGACGGTACGATGTAGCTCTGGCTAACCCAATCCGCACACAACCCCGCTTCGCAGGGGCGCGCTTGCACGTCAACGACTGAGCCATGATCGACGCTTAACGTAAATGTCGTACTGGCAACGGCCTCGGACTGTACGGCAGACCATGCGCCGCCGTCTACCCGCGCCTGGAATTCGTGGCTGTCGGCCTGCCCGCCGTTGGGGTCAGTGGCGCTGACCGCAAAATCCTGATTCCAGGGCGCGGCCTGGGCCGCAAATGGGACACACAAAAAAACCGCCAGGGCGGCGGTTAGAAACTTAAGTTTGATTAATCGCATGTCATTCTGCCGTCAGTGCGTCGAGCAGATCCATTTGCAGTTGATTGCCCTCGCGCTGCAATCGGATCAGGCAGTGCAGGCCGGATAGAATCAGCATCTGCTCCCAATCGTCGCGATCTTTCGACGGGGCTAGGATAACGTCACTGGCAACCGGCTGACCGGCATCGGCCAAACAGGCCGCGTCTAACTGCAGATACCGCACCCAACCGTGCGCAGCGTCATGCCGTAAATACTGCACTACATCAGGGTCATCCTGCGCATAAACCGGCAGGCACAAAAAAACCGCGATCAACGCGGCGGATAGCGTTTTCATAAAAAATCTCCAAATAATTTAAAATTAGGTGTTGACATTAGGGCCAATTGCCCTATAATAACACTCAAGCCCGCAACAACTGCAGGGCAAAACCGGAGAAGCCCGATGACCAAATCAGAATTATTCACCAAAGCCCACGCCCTGACCCGTGCCACCGTGCAAACTGGCGATTCATACGCCGCCACATTCGGCCTGTGCCTGAAAGCCGTTTACCGGGCCATGACCTACCAAGCCCCCAAGAAAATCAAATACGTTCACGACGGTTATACTCGTGAGCATGAATTGCTGGCCGCTACAGTAGCCGAAGAAATCGCCCGGCTGCAGCAAGAAAACGCCGAACTGCAAGCCAGCATCGATGCAGGCAAACCGGCCCGCCGCCGTCTGCCGACAATCCTTTGTAATCAATCCATCATTGCCGCTCTGCAATCATAATCACAGGAGACTAATTGTGAATAAATACCTCAACGGCCAAACCATTATCAGCATCACCCGTACCCCCGTGACCGCGCACATCAACCAGCCGCGCAATACATCAGAAATGACCGTGAAACAGGCGCTAGACGGCGGATACCTGGACAACGACCACGGGACAATGAGCGTATCAGCGACAACCCAGGATGGCGGGCGTGTTACCCGACAGGGCCGTAGGGCTATGGCATGGTATCCAGATATCCCAGAGGGCGAACCAGACACGGACAGTTATGAGAATTACCCAACCGACTGGGATAGGTAGTGATTAGACCCCAAACCCTAGCCCGGTGGGATACCGGGCAATACCAATCGCCCACACCGGGTGAAATCCGCGCCCTGCTGAGTGAGCAGGGCTGGACAGGTGCTGACGCCGCTGCAATTGCAGGCGTAGACAGCCGCACAATCCGCCGCTGGACGGGCGGCGAGCGGTCAATACCTTATGCCGCGTGGCGGTTGCTGTTAACTGAGGCCGGGCTGGTTTAATCATCCAGCGGATTGCCCGCCCCCCGCACAACGCGAATAATCCAAGCGGGCATCGTGACGCGGAGTCGTGCGAATAGCACCATCGCAAACATGCCCACGGCAAACAGCAGCGGGTCAGTCCCCGGAAACCAGTCTGGGGCGGCCGCTTTAACCATCATCCCCAGCACCCCCGCGACGACAATCCAGCCGATAACCCGGCGAACGGTGCAGCCCGTGGGCTTGTCGCTCGCCCAATAGTACGCCTGCATGCCTAGCTGGCCGATAACCGCAATCACCGCCCCCTCGCCGTAGCCGATCCATTTATCAATGAGCGGCTCTATGTCCACAGAATGAACAACGCAATCATGGCGACGGCAAAAACAACATCACGGGTCAGCCCGTCGCTATCGAACTTAAACTGGGGGGTTATGCGGTTTCGTTTCATTTGGCCCTCAAAACACAGTTTTAGCCAACGGCAGCAGAATTTCAGCGCCTGCCAGAATCGTCGGCATCAGTGCCAGTGTGTCCTGCCACAGTCTTTGCTGTGTGTATCCATCCTCTGCGGCGCTAATCTGTAGAAACCGTTTATTCATGGCGTCACCGAACAGCCTGGCGTCGTTATCCCATCCCTGTAGCAGCCATTGCACCTCTGGCGCAAATTCAGGCCAGCGCGCTTTAATCACCTCGCGCGCCTGGCGGTACTCTCTGGCTGCCGCCAGATAGTTGGACTGCAGCAGATCAAACTGCACCGGATTAAATTGCAGGCTCAGTGCTGAGTCGCGAATCTGTTTGTAGACAGCGCTGAGCGCCTGCACCGCTTCAACCGCCTCTAAAATCTGCAGGTATTCATCATCACGCCCTATCCAGTCCAGGCCATCGATGGCCTCGACAATCATCTGTTGGCGTGTCGGATTGCTGAGGCGCTCGGTTGAGCCAATCTCAGCAGTCGTGCAGGCCGCCAGTAGCAGGGCGAGCAGTGGGGCGATGCGCTTCATGTCACTCACTGCACGTAATCAGCACACTATTACCCTGCTCCCCCGTCAACGCGTTAACCGCATCGCGTAATTGCTGGCGGGCATCCGCATCAACGGTGCAGTATTCATTAACGGCTATGGCGATAATCTCAGGATTGTCTGCTGCGATCTGGACGATAAACAGATAGAGCGCGGCTAGGACGGCCACGATAATACCGCCGCCCATTGCGAATTTGTTTTTCAGGATAGTCATTAAAACCTCACTTCAATCTGGCAAACCATGCCGTCGATCATCCAGCCCTCCGCATAAAGGGGCTGCCAGCGCCTCAGGATCGCGTCAGGATAGTGCCGGTTTTCCTTTTTCGCCCAATCGGCCCGACGCGTATGATTTTCGACGTGACCAAACCAGCGTGTAGAATCACAGCCGGGCGCGGCCTTGCAGATTTTACGATCACGCCCGACCCAGCCCCAGCCGCCGTTATAGCCGGACAATGCAAATGCCCAGCGATCAAAGTCAGTCGCGGCAAAATCGGCCAAGCCAAACAGATAATCGTCGTAGCGTACTAACGCCATGATCGCCCAACGTGGCGACATACGGTTATTGGCGGATAGATCAGCGTATTTCCCGCTGATCCAGTCGGCCGTATCTTTTGTAAACTGCGTCAGTCCACAGGCGTATTTACTGCATACATCAGGGCGCCAGGCAGACTCCTGATGTATTTGCCCAGCTAGTACAGCTATCGGTGCATCTAGGCCCATGACCGATTGCGCAGCCTGGATCAGTTGTTGCCGGTAGCGGGCTGCATTGCCTGGGATTCGATCCGTTGATTTTGCGCTTGGACAGTTGACTGTCTGGGCTGGCTCAGGCTCAACAATAACAGGCGGCTCGATAACGACGGCTGGTTCAGGCTCAGGTGCTGCCGTTGCGCACAGTGCTAACGTTAATCCGAGCGCGGCGAACACAGCGCAGAGATCCATCAACCTGCCCAGCACATCCCAATAATGCAGGCACCGACGAACACGGCACGCGCCAGCAGCATTTTTAGCCGCTGATCAATATTTAATGTTTCGGTATTAGGCAGATGCGGTGCTATCAATAATTTCCAGCCCCACAATCCCAGCAGCATGCCGCCCGTGACCAGCGCCATTTTCCAGCCGTAGGTGCTGAGCTGGTGCGGATAGAATGCAGCAATGCCGCCCAACAGCGCCACGGTGACGGCTAGCCACAAGGGCGATCTGGTTAAAGTCATTCTATCCGCCGCGTGCCGTCGTTTGCCTCGACAATCACAGCCCCGGCACAAACGCCAGCGCCTCAGCAACGGCATAGCTACCGTCGGGATTGCGCTGCTGCGTCGTAACCTGTACCACACACCCGCTTGAAATCTGCATTGCCTTTGTGCTTTTCATCCAGCCCTCATTCTGGCTGGATGCTTTGCAGATCAGCTTGAATGTATCGCCATCGCCAACGATTTTAATATCAGGCACGTTTTTGCGCGCCCCGCTGACATCAGAGTTATACAATGTTTTTGGGGTTAGTGTTTCGGACATAACTCACCTCAGATTGAAACGGATACGCAAACAGCATCAGTAGCACCGCAAACAGCAGTAGCGGCATAAGCAGCGCCAGCAGGACGCATCGGGCGATGATCATTCCGGTGGCCCATTGTCGGACATCAGGGTATACACAAAACAGATACCGGCAAGCAGCAACCCGCCCAGCGTCAGCCGCATGTCAGCTATGTAATAGCCGGTTATAGCCAGCGTGTTGGCGACGATGATAGCGAGCCAGAGAATCATGCGAACTCAGGATGCGCAGCAGGCGGCATAATGCGCCGCGCTGTCAGTCGCGCTTGCTCCAGCGTTTCAAACCGATAGCGCTTGCGGCCTCTGGTGTCGTACCAATCGAAGCGCTGCACGGTGGAGTTATCTCCGGTTGGCACTTCAACCATTTGAATCGTGCCGAGGTGGTTGTGTACCCAGACTGGATTTTCTGGATGCTTGCGCCAGCCGTTAAGCACTCGCGTCACCCCACAACCGATAACCACGAAGCCCGCCGCCAGAACGCAGCATGACGCTAAACCGATAGCGCGTGTAAGGTTGTGAGCAGGTGCGGCGTTGCCGCTTCATTTCTCGGCTGGCTTGAGCGCGATACTTATACGGCAGCTTTCGGCAAATTTCAGGATTCATAGCTGATATGGCTAATCACATACGCCCAAACGCAAAAAGCCCGCTGGGGTGGCGGGCTGGGTGCTTGCAAAGGGGCCGCGTGGCCCGGTGAGTCCTACTGCCAAGTCGCGCTTGGGGCAGACTCAAGCTGGTACTAAATAATCATTCACAGAAACATCGCTTAACAGCCGCGAACTGCCTCTGCTGGTAATCATGTAATAGCGTTTTGGCCTGTTGCCGCGCTCGGCTGTTGCTTCACCCACATGAGAAGTGACGAAGCCAGCATCTTCTAGCCGCTCAAGCGCTGAATAGATGCGCGACAAAGAGATGTCTCGACCTTGCGCAGAATTAACAGCGTCTCTGATTGTGACGCCGTAGGCATTGCTGCCTAATTGGAGTACTGCTGATAGAACTGAAAGCTCAAGCATTAGGTAAAAGTCTATGATTTGCAATTCTGCCATAGATAGTAGCAAAACCATACATAAACCGCAATAGTATCAATTCTGTAGCTGCGAATAGTATTCAGCCGTCTGCCGCTCGGCCTGCAATTGCCACTTCTTTATCGTGCGCCAATCAACGTTATGCGCTTTGGCTATTTGCGCATAGCCCTGGTCGAAGATGTACGCCGATTTGATAATATCCAGCCCGCGCTTATTCTCCATGCCCAGCATAGTCAGTGCGTTTTCAATCCGCAGTGTTTCGGCATCCCATTCGGCAACCATGCCGGGATCGCCTTTGCCCGCCCGGTACAGCATGTTTTGCGAGGGATACCATAGCGAGCGGTATGGATTACCCGCTACGCATGCCGCCCATTTATCCAGAAGCGTGCGTAGCCACTCTAAGCCATCATCTTCGTTAACTGCTGCGTTCAATGGTTGCCCTCTGTATCTGCCAGCCACTGCAAAACACTATCCGGTAGCGGCTCATCGCATGGCGTTGAATCATTCGCAAATGTTAGCGCTGGCTCAACAGCAGTCACTTCGCCGTAATAAAAATACGTGCTGTCACCATAAAGACTCACGCCAAAATTGGCGGCTGACACCATCCATTTGATATTAATCTCCCCATCAGCAGCGAGTGACACATGCGGCCTAGCGATATTGTCCGGCAGTAGCTGAATGAATTTCTCGGCGTCGCTAATCGCTGCTGGTATCGGCGGCCCAGCGCCCGCGCCATCCCAGTTTTGCGGATAGCTGGCAAATGACTGCACGCGCTCTATCAAGTGGTTTCTGTCAAGCATCCGCTTACCCCGCTCTCGCCGCTGCCCGCAAAAACTCAGCAACCTTGTCCACGGCATTTAGCTGGTGTTTGCATCGCTCACTCCGTATGCGCCATACCAACAAATTCAAAACCTTCATGCCAGCGGCTTAACGGCCTACTCCATACCGGCCCACCGCTTGGCCATGCGCGCGAATAAACCACTGTCACCGGGTAGTCATCCCGCCGCGCCGCATCTGCGTGCTCGTTTGTTAGCATGATTACCGTGTATTCGTCGCCCGTGCGCTTGTGTCGCCAGATGCTATGCGCCACAACCGGGTTTTCGCACGTATCTGCGCCTTTCGTGTGCATGTAGAACGCATCCATTACGGCTGCCCGGCTCTCGCCCTCGAATACCGCGCCACAGGCTTTGCAGGTGCCGGTAAAGTTAGCCATCACTCTCGCCCCTCAACCGCAAAACCTCACCCGCCAAAGCCGACAGCGCCAAATGCACCGGCTGCCAGCGCTCGCTTGCCCGTCGCCAATCTGCTGGCACACTAAACAGCAGCGTGCCGTCTAGCTTGATTGTGAGCATGTCGCCCGCCCTCGTGACTTCGACATCGCCGCCGTGTAGCTCAGCCATAGCGCGCTCAAGATAAATCGCAGCGTCCATCATCTCGTCTTGCGCGTGCTGTAGCCATCGGTACAAATCCAAATCCGTGCGCTCGACGCCTACGCCGTATTTACTCAAGCCCAGCTCGCGCCGCTGGTGGATTTTTTTGCAGACGCGGTGCTCGTTAGTTTCAATCATTACCACCTCCGTCTGCTGCACACACGCACGGCTCCAACCAATTGCACGGGCATGGGGCTGCACACCCGGCTATGAGCATGAGCAGCAGCGCTATCAACCGAATAGCCACGCTACAGCCCCGTACAGCTCTACGCCTATCTGAGCCAGCAGCTTAAGCGCCATATACCCAAACGCGCCCACCGCCAAAATGATAAGCACTGCTAATTCTGGATTCGTATTCATGCCAACTCACTCAACCGCTTCATACGTTTGGCGGAAAATATCACCGTCGCATGGGTAGTATTCGCCCGCTACGCCACGAATAACGAAACAGCCCGGCGTAGCGCTCATCTGCCCCTCTAGCGTGTTGATAATGATTTCGTTAGAGCTAGGCATCCAAGCCCCTCTGCCAATAAACGCTATAACAGCGTCCTCATTGCTGTCTGTATATTCAATAGCCTCAATCACCACTGGCTTTTTTCGGTACTGTTTTGCTTTGCTCATATCGCCCTCAACTCAGATCCACAATGCGCGGCGTATCACGATCTGGATACCAGCCCCAAACCTGCACCGCAATATTGGCCCGCCGTAATGCGCTCATGCTGTCAAACAAATCTGCGCCCTCCAGCTTCCTGATGCGGGCCGATACATTGCTGGCACTCGTACACTGCACGGCCAGCAGCGCGCCTTCCGGGCCAATGCCCAACACATCGGCAACGCCCAAATAATCAAACGATACTTTCCCTGCCTGCCTGTCCACCCGGCCAGCAGCCCAGCCACGCGCTTGCAGATACTCCAGCGTGCGCGTGACGGGCAATTTGGTTTTGCGTTTAGCCATTACGGCTGACACGGCGCCGGGCCAGCGTAGGGCTTGTCGGGATCGCACGGGCGCGGCGGTGCTGGCTCTGGTGGCTCGCCCGTGTCGGGGTCGGTATCGGGGCCGTCTGGTTTGCCGGTGATAGTGCAGCCCCAATCTGCGCGAGCACTGCCAACACCATCAAAATTGCTATCCTGCGGGTTTAACCGGATAACTACCGTTGTGTTGACGCACGATACTCTATCGCCGCTCACCTGATCGACTACCGTAAACCTGTCAACCTTGTACGTGTATTTGCTCTCAGCCAGGGCTACCCCTGACAGCATGAGAGCCATGATTACTGCTGTTACGTATTTCATAATTACCTCAGTGTTTCGCGGCTAGGTTTCGCCGCATTGCTCATCTGTGACGCGGCAGTAATTGCACACGCCACCGACAACCCAGGCGTGTTGCACTTCGCAATACTCTGTTGTATCGCTGCCGTACATCTCGCCGTAATAGGATTTCACCTCTATTCGCACGCTGGCTCTTGGCGCTTCGCCCGGTTTGCATTGATTTGCACTGGCGGGCGCGTTATTCATGCAATCCAGCGGATTTTCAGCGGCCATTACGGCCAGCGGCAGGATTAACAATAGGTATTTCATTGCTCAGTCCTCATTGCGTTAAGTCCAGATTCGGTTACATGCCAGACTCGCTCGTTATAATGCCCTCTGCTGTATTTGCACCGCTTAGTAACAGCGTCCACCAGCCCCAGCTTTTGCAGCTTAACTAGATTTCGCCGGGCGCTCGTTGGGCAGATATTGGCGGCTGGCGCTAAATCATTGGCGGTAGCTGGCTCGATACGGGATAGCGTTTGCAAAATGCGATACTGATAGCGGGTAGGTACTTTTAAATCCCGCTGCAAATAACGCCGCGCACAACCCAGCAACGTGTTAATGATTCGCTCGTTTGGCACACCTACCCGGTGCAACTCCGCAACTGCCGTGCGGATATGCTGCGTGGCGGATTTGCGGGTTTCGGCTGGCGTCATGCTGCCTCTCTGCTAATCGCCCAAATCACCCGCGCCACTGCCGCAGGATCAGCGCTCAGCAGGCGCGAATACTCCACGTCTGTCGGAGAGCGGCCAGGAATCATTAGCCCCTCCCACGCTCGTGCTACGGCGGTGCGCTCTGCTATGCCGTCTGCTGTCTGTCTGGCGATGTGCTCCATAAGCTGTTCTGTCATGTTTTGCAGCCATTTACGTTGTTGCTCAGTCATGCGGCCTCCATATACGCCCGCACTACTTCTGCCGCGACTTGTGGGACGATGGCATTACCGAAGGCGCGCAACTTTCCCACTCTGGCGGGTACCCCATAAGCCAGCAAACGAACGCCGGGTTTAACGCGCCGCTGTTTGCCGTCTCCGCATTCGAGCCAGGTTGAGTCGTCCCAGAAACCTGCTGACTCAATGGCACCCCGGTATCGCGCGGGCGTGGCGGCTTCACGCCCCGGTTCGCGTCCGGCGCTGTCGGTGTTCCCCATACCGCCCTGCCCAGCAGGCCATTCACAGGCACGTTCGGGCAATAACTGCCGTCCTTCCAGTTCCGCGCCGCTGGTGTCGGCCAAAATGCTGCGGCCACCGCATCCGGCAAATCGTTGCTCCTGGCTGGATTGAGAAACCGTTTCGCCTGCGCCCCTCTTGGTGTCCCGTCTCTCGCTTGTGGCGTCGGCCACAAACCACAGCCGGTTGCGCTTGTGCGGCGCATTGACACTGCAAGCCGGGACAATGGCAGCCCGGCAGGTGTAACCGCTTGCTTCCAAATCAATGCGCGCTCGGTCGAGCCAGCCATACCTAACCGCTGCATCAACCTGTTCTCCCATGACGACAGGCGGGCGGACTGCATTGATGAGTCCATAAAAATGGGGCCATAAATCCCGCCGATCAGCGTAGCCTGCGCCTTTGCCTGCCGCGCTGAACGGTTGGCACGGGGGCGAGCCTGTCCAGATTGGCCGGTCGTCGGGCCAGCCTGCGAGTCTGAGCGCATACCCCCAGCCGCCGAGTCCGGCGAAGAAATGGCACTGGGTATACCCGGTAAGGTCGTCTGCTCGAACATCCTCGATACTCCTGTCATCTACGTCGCCTGGCGGCAGCAGGCCGGCGTCTATCAGATTGCGCAGCCACTGCGCGCAGTACGGCTCAAATTCGTTGTAGTAGGCTCTGGGGTCAGTCATGCGGCCTCCGCCCCTGGATCGCGTAAAACTCCAGGCAGTTGCGCAGCAGGTGTTGATGCATCCGGTGCCGGGTTTTACCGCACTGCATCCCACCATGCGCCACCCGCTGCAGGTGCTGGCAGTTGCGGCAGCGTACGCGGGTATCGTCTGGATCAGTTGCGCCCTCAAGCGGGCTGTGCTGGCTTGATATGGGCGGGCTGGTCATCACGCGAAATACTCCCGTTCTGGCGCTGTGCGGTTTCGCATAGCCTCAAATGCAAGATTGTCAATGCGTGCGTACTGACCCAGCCACGCGGCTTTTACTGTGCCGATCGGCCCATTACGTTGCTTGCTCACAATAAGCTCCACGGTGCCGATATCCATGCTATCGGGGTGATACACCTCGTCGCGGTAGAGAAAAATAACCACGTCGCTGTCCTGCTCGATCTCGCCAGATTCACGTAAATCAGACATGATTGGCCGTTTATTGCCGCGCTGCTCAACCGAGCGGTTTAGCTGGCTCAGCAGCACCACCGGGATATCCAATTCTTTCGCCAATTGCTTGCAAGCCCGGCTGATACTGCCAATCTCTTTCGTGCGGTTTTCACCTGTGCCATTGACGAGCTGCAGGTAATCGATAACCAGTAGATCCAAACCAAATTGGCGCTTATGGCGTCTGGCTCTCACTACGATATCGGTGATGTGCAGACTGGCGCTGTCGTCTATCCAAAACGGTAAATTTTTGGTGCTGGCGGTGAATGCGGTGAGCTTCGTCCAGTCGTCGTCATCAAATTGATTGATGTGCTCTATCCGATTGAGTGGGATATGGCCCAGGCTGGCCGCAGCACGCATCATCAACTCATTGCGGCCCATTTCTAAGCTGCACAGCAGGGCCGGGTTATTGGTTTTGGCGGCAGTCAACGCCGCTTGCAGGCCCAGCACTGATTTGCCCATACCAGGACGGCCCGCTATGACATACAACCGGCCATTACACAATCCGTTGATAAAATCGTCCAAATCACCAACGCCGGTTGGTATACCCAATAGCGCGTCCGTCAGGTTGAAACGCCTGTCTAGCTCGTCCACCAACTCTGTCATGGCGTCGTCTGCTTTCACAGGCGCTTGCTTGCGCTCGTCGTGCAGCGCTTCTAATTCGCGATAGGCGTCAGCAATCCGGTTTTCGCTCTCGGCATTCGCTAATGCTGCGATTTTGTGGCCCGCTGCTTGCAGCCCGCGCCGAATCCGGTACTCAGCCATGATTTTGGCGTAGGCTTCGACATTCGCCGCGCTCGGCACGTCGCGTGCGAGTTTGCCCAGATAGGCCAGTCCGCCCGCATCGTCCGCCGCGTCTTGCAGTGTTTCTTCAACGGTAATAATGTCTATGCTGGTGTTGTCTCTGGCTAACCGCTCGATAGCGCCCCAAATCAGCTTGTGCTGGCGTAACGCAAAATCGTCAGCGCTGATAATGTCGGCTATTCTGTCGTAAGCGGTGCCATCAAATAGGCAGCCACCCAATACGGCTTGCTCGGCGTCTAGGCTGTAGAGCTGCTCAGTCATTAGCCTTTCACCGTGTTGTATTTGCCATCAATCAAGCCTTCGATTGCTTTAGCCGTAAATAACCAGTCAATCGAAAAGTTGTGCTGCTGCTTCATGCAAAATTCAGCTTTGCGCACAATCCAGGCCATAAACCTATCCCACCATTCGATACCGCTCTCGGTGTCGGTATACAGCGGCAATCCGGTTTCACTGTGCGTAAGGCGCATGGCGTACATCCAGCCTTGCTTGATAATCCGCTTGCGTCTGTCGCCAAGCGTGCGAGGTTGTTGCTTGGCAGGAAAATGCTGCTGATACAGCTCAAGTAATTTCTGGTACGGACAATCCGTTTTTTTGCGCGTAGCGATTGCTGCTGTTGACGATGCATCTACGTCAGTAGATGCATTTACTTTGTCTTTTGTCTTTATAGTGTGCCCGTTTTGGTGACACTCAGTGACACCGTTTTGGTGACACTCAGCGCCAGTGTCACTAAATCGGTTACACCGCACTTTTGCGGCCTTATTTGCATTTTTCATGCGCCGCCCCGCGGTACGCCAAGTGTCTTGATATTTGTTGTATGCGACGTTGCCGCGCTCACCTTGGCGAGAAACTATATTCATGCCGATGAGGTCATTCAGCGCCGCTGAGCAATGTTGCCGTGGCATGCTAGTGATTCGCGCAAGCTGGCTTACGGTGATTCGTGCTGACTTGCAATTAAAGCCATAGGTCAACCGCACCACGGTAAGCAATACGCGCCGCTGTCGGTCTGTGATTGGCGCTGAGATAATGTCCTCAAGGACTTGGTTAGCGATTCGTGTATAGCCGTCTTCCAAATCGTAGCCTCTTCGCTTTTCGGTATGCTCGGCTATCGAAACAACTTGGCAAGCTGCTGCTCGTGTATTACTATTTTCATATCTCATTGTGGCTGTCCTCTAAATCTGTAGTCACAGTGAAAGCCCGCGTTATCTGTTAGCCGCAGATTTCGCGGGCGATTTTTTGAGCGCTGTCAGCACATGCTTTGTCCATGCGCCAACAGACTGCCGTTTACGTGTACTGGTTTTGATGCGCCGCGCTTGGCGCATTGCTTTGGCCCAGGCTGTCATTACGATTCGATCTGCTGATTTTCTGTTTTGGCTTTGCCGAGATAATTAAATACCGCTGGCGCTCTCCTCTGAGTACGTTTCTGCCAAGGGAATTCTTTAAGTCTTAGTTCGTCGCTCATGCCGCAATTAGTCTTGTAGTAAATACTGCAACCAGACTGGCGGGCTTGCTGGTGTAGCGACGCGATAGCATCCATTGACGGCACAAAGGCTGGGGTTCTGTTAGATGAGCTGGCCCCACCGATAACCACCCACTGAAACATATCAAGCGAATTAAACGTAAGCGGTTCGATCAAAGGCTCGACCGATAGCCATTTCACATCGCAATTAACTTTCTCAAAGGCCCGCTCTGCGTTTTTTACGCGAGCTTGGCAATCCACGCTTGTCCCCATCCAGGCGTTTTTGGGAATATCAAACTCAGCCATGCGCTTGGGAAATTTAGTCAGAAACAAGAAATTCCATTGCGGGTTTGCGCGGACTTGATTAAGTACGGCTTCAATCCATTCGGCAGGCACCCAACGCCCAAACAGGTCAGCCATAGAGCAGGTAAAGACATTCTTGAAAGCAATATCATTAGCGGCCTCTGCCGGTACTTTCGTGTTGGCGGGCGCTTTCAGCCGATCAGGAAGAAACGCTGGCTCGAATCCTTGTTTGTAAAATCGTTCCGCAATGTCTCTGGCGTAGCAGTACGGGCAATCATGCTTGCACCCGGTTATCGGGTTCCAAGACCATTGCGCCCATTCAATGCTGTCTGTTTTCTGCTTATTAAAAACCTTGCCGGTTTCAACGCCAGACAGATACCGCTCACGCTCATCTTGCGGTAAGGCTGTCCACTGATTGATTTTGATAAATTCCGGCACGCCTGAGCCATCTGCGCCACCATCCAGCGTCAGCGGTTCTGGCTCTTCATCCACGGCTTTATCCTTGCGTTCGTCAAACATCTGCTTGACGACATCCTTCACAAGCTGCTCAGTGGGGGCGCTATCGCCAGCAGCTAATACCGCCCGATTCCAAGCTTCAATCACGTCATCGTCGTTTTTGAGGCGGGTGAGCGGGCGTATTTGGGTTTCGTGTGTAGGGAGATTTTCCCCGATCGGGGAAAGCAAATCATAAGTTTCACAAGCACTTATAAATCTGTATACCGCAGTCTTCTTTAATCCCCACCGTTTCTCGCAGTACCAAGTGAAGCTGCCATATTCCACATCCGCGTTGCGCCACAACTCGTCATCCTTGATTCGCTTGAATTCGCGGCCAAGATCCACGAAGCTGGAAGTCATTACATTTTTGATTTCGCGCTCTACATCCTCAAGCGTGCGCTCATTGCGCGGTATGTAGTGCTGAGTGATTGGCTTAACGATAGCGTTCATGACTCTTTCCCATGCGCTTTGCAATGGCAGTTGTGGCAGATTGGCGTCAAGTTGGATGGCACATCAAAAGTGTCCCAGGGTGGATAGTCGCAATCTTCGTGGTGGACTTCCGATGCGGGTTCGCCACAAAACTGGCAATACGGCTGCTCTCGCAAACGGGCAGCTCTGACGATTCGGAAAATAGGGTGATTCAAATAATTTGGCAGTCTGCCGCTTTGTTGCTGTTTGGCGTAACCTAGATAATGCTGAATCATATAAGCGCCAACTCCGTCTGCTGCGGTTGAATAAACATCGGGCCGCCTCTCTTACTAAGCCCGTCAAGAATTAAAGCGCCAGTTGGGCTATTGACTTCATAAAACCCTTCACGCTGCCATCCTGAAAAACGGCGATTCCGCCCAATAAGGATTGTCCACTGCCATTTATCGCCGGGATTTACGGCTTTGATTTGCCAATGTGCTTTATTGGCGTTCTGCATCAGGTCTTGCAGCGTGTAACTCCAGTTGAAGTGACTGGTGCGCTTTAGAGCAGTCGCGGAGATATTCACCACAAAATCCATGCGCGGACAGGCGGCAAAAAAATCGGCCAGTTGAGGCATGCCATCCGATATCAGTTTTGGCCCATTCGGGTCTAAATAAACTGTGCCGTATGCATATTCTGGGTTTTGCTTGAAGCCGATTACTTGCGGGCTTGCTATCAGATCGGGCGCAACCGTTAATAATGACGCGTAATCGCCATAGAAAACGAATGAGTTACGATCACCAGCAAGCTTTCTCTTTAGCCTGCCGCAACTGTCTTTCCTTATGTCGCAGAAAAACGCTCTGTAATCCATCTTGCTGGCGACTACGCTTTTGAATATCAGCGGCGAGCCATCTGTGTTGCAGTCCGCGTTAAAACCGCTGCCAGCCGTTAAATCAATATGAAAGTATTTCTGCTGGCAGCGCGGGTATTTATCGAAAACCTTTTGTACCAGCTTCATGTTCATGCCTAGCACGTTGGCTAGACCAAGCTGCTTGAAAGGTGTATATTCGCTTTGACCTTGTGTCGGTTTTTTACTGCTCATTTGTATCCTTTGATTTAAATATGTAAAGTCCGCGCCGATTGCTACCAACAATCTGCGCGGGCGAAACCTCACCAATCAGCACCCGCTCATACCTAACCTGCTCTGCCCGCTGCTTGCGCTCGGCATACTCCGCTACCACCGCAATAATCAGAAACGTAACCACGGCGATAGCGCCCAACAGATGCGGCAGTCTCATTTCAGTCCGGCTCAGACGCATCAAGCAACGCGCTCAAATTGCGCAGTCGCTCGGTAATTTCGTTGAGTTCATCCAGCGTGGTGGCAATGGATGAGTTTGTTGGGCGCAATACCGCGATGCCATTCGCGGCTATTGATGCATGAATAATTTGTTTATTGGATAACTTAATAGAGGCTTCTAACGCTATGCACTGCGTTGAGTAGGTATCTATCGGTGTGGGTGTAGGCTTTACGGGTGGCGCAGGCTTGGTGCTTGGGATTGCCTTTGCAACCGGCTTGGCGTCTGCGGGCTGTGCTGGCTGCTTAGTGGTATCAGTCAGTCGCCATGTCTTGTTATCTAAATCGACCATGCCCTGCACCTTGAGCTGGGCTAATGTGCTGGATAGCCGTTTACGGCCACGGTATGAGGCAACATCAAACCCGGCATCGAATAAATGCGCCTTGATTTCTTCAAACTGAGCAGGCTGGACGGCTGCTAATGCAGCGATAACTGCATCGCGCTGTAGCATCACAGTCGGCTTTGGCGGCGTTTCGATTGCCTCAAGAGAGTAGTCAGGCAGTATCAGCATGCCATCCTCAAGCTGCTTAATCCGGCCCTGCTTTTTCAGCTTGTAAACCATGTCGCTAAGCCGGGCGACTTCGGTGCCGGTGCGCAGATAATAGCCGCTATCGCGCAATTGCTTGCGTAGCTGGGCGGGTGCTGCGGGCTGGCATATCTCCAGAGTTTTAAGCACAGCATCCCACGAAATATCTTTCTTTTTGTTGTGCGGCTTAATAGGTTGAACGGTGGCTGGCTTTGGCTTTTCGTCAACAACCATCAATGGGCCGTTAATCTCCTTTTCCAGCTCACGTTCGGCTCGCAATGCTTCGATTTTGAAGCGGGCTACGGTTTCAGTGTGTGAGTTATTCATGGTTGCCATGCTCCGCTGTTATCGCATCCAGCCGGGCCTGTAGCTGCTCTGGTGTCCAGCCTTTTTCTTTCTCTGTCAATTCACAAACAGCGTGCTCCATAACATCCTGCACAGACTCGCCATGCAGTGCGGCAATCCGGCACAGCCCGTTGAAAAAGTTTTGAGTTACTTCGCATTGAATGGCCGTTTTTACTTTTTTGGCCTTTTTAAAGTCTCTTTTCATCCTCTTTTACGCTCTTCTTTTGATGCCGCTAAGCGGCTACATTACTGTCCTGTTGGTGCTCGGATTCTTCGCGTTTTTTATATTCGTATAGCGCCAACTTGAATAATGCCGACAGCGATATGTTTCGCTCGGCGGCAATCTGTAAAAACTCTTCAAACGTTTTCTCATTGAGGTACACGCGAGCAATCATGGTTTGCTGCTCAATTTTTGATTTTCTAGGTCGCCCAGTACGTGGCATGGTTAGTTACTCTCCGTTGTTAGTATCCGTGGGGTACGACGCCCCAGCATGCTGACTCGCGGCATCGGGAAGCAGTCCGATGAAAGTGAAGGTTTTGCATTGGTGCGAATCAGCATGCTGCGGAGCCGTAAAAAACCCGGCCAGCGCTATGTCCGCCACTGACCGGAAAACAGGAGTAGGAGATTTTGAAGAAGCCAGTAATATCAACCTTCTTCGCGGAGCACACTGTCGCAATGCACTCCGAGAAAAAGGCCCGGCTAGGGGTGCCGGGCAAGCCACCAAAGGAGGGGTTACCGTTTTTTTGGGGATGGGCAAACGGCCAGCCCGTGGAGTCGTGGCATGGAGTTGCCCCACCGGAGTGGGGCGCGTTTCCCGTCAATTTTTGATCGCTGTTTAAGGGATGGTGCCTCCATGTTGCCAGGAAAAAAGTGGACGACTGCACAGCACTCAGGGTTTGTGCCTCTCGTGACGTCGAAATCATGACGTGCAGCCGTCCATTGATCAGGACTCGTCCAGCAGTTGCCGGATTGCGGCCAGTTTGCCCTCGGCTTTTTTTAAATCGCGCTGGCTTTGGGCTAGGTTGGACTTTGTAAGAGCCAAGGTTAATTTCAGGTCATCTAATTTGTTGGCTATAACCACAAAGCAGATTACGGCACCCGTGATGCCGCCGATAATCAGGGAGAACAGCTCCATGTCAGTCATCCCCACCACGACCGGCAGCAATGAATCTGCCGACGATCAGGGCCGCGATGAATGAAACTGCCAGCCATAGGAGTATCCAGGTCATGCGGCTTGTTCCTCGCGTTTATCCGCTTTCAGCGCGCCACCTGTCACAAGCTCGATATGGCACTGGCGCGGGATTGTTATCCCGTCCTTGCGCCACTGCGAGACAGCCGATTTGCTCACGTTTAGTGCATTGGCCGCAGCGGTTACGCCACCAAAATGATTAATTACCTGTTCGTATGTCATGGCTATATGTTTAGCATACTGAACGTTTTAATGTCAAACATACTTTACTCCCGCCTTGGTAGATTATCCGGGTCTTACTTGAGGATGCAGTAACATGATTAAGGACCGTATTCGACAGCTCCGGGAGAGCAGCGGCCTACGGGTTACTGAGTTAGGGAGGAGGATTGGCATAACAAAGTCCGCGATCTCTCAGATAGAATCCGGATTAACAAAAGAACCAAAGGCAACGCACGTTCACCGTCTGGCTGTATTTTTCGGCGTATCAACCGACTGGCTAATCACTGGCAAAGGGAGCAAAAAACGGGTAGTTCTATCAGAAGAAGAATATGAGTTAATTTTAGCGTTCAGAGACTGCGACTCGAAAACCAAGCAGATAATTCTCCAAATTGCGACAATGGATAATAACGCCGCATAAAATTTTTTACCTTATTTGTTAAGCATGCTTTACAAAGCTTTGTTATTTTTGTACAGTATGCTAAACATTCAACGCAACACGGGAGACACGATGTACTACCTCGAAATCCAAATCGACCGGGTTTACGCCCGTACCAGCAATGCCGTACTGGCAACGATGTACTGGAGTTCGGGAGTTGCCGGGAGCTTGGATGAAGCGGTGGACGCTTTAACGGAGAAGTACGGCGAACCGGATTTCATCCAGCACGGCGTTTAATTAGATGGGCAGTCGGATGCGAGCACATCCGACCGGCCCGGTACACATGAGACACCCCCAACCGAAAGAGGGCTAAACAATGTTAGAGCAGTACGCAACAGACATCAAGAGCAATCCGCGCCTGCTCCTGCAGGCGATAGCCGAGCACGGCAGCATGATGGATATCGCCAAACTCTGCGATCGTCTGGACGGAATCGACGTAGACAGCGCGGCTCAGGCCGCATCAGAACAGCAGTTTCAGCGCGATACCGATCTGTGCGAGCGGTACGAGAGCGATCAGTTTTGCCAGAACCTCGGATGGGAGCGTGCAGCATGAACCGCTGGTACAAAATTCTGAGCGCTGATGTGCAGGGCAAAGCGCCGAACCGCACACCGTACCGCAGCAGACACGCTGCAGAACAGCAGATCCGGTTTTGGGTGGAGCACTACCCGGCAGCAGCGGCAACGGGCCGCGTCTGGATCGCCGGACCGTATGACCGGCGGGAGGATGCGCGAGCCGCAACACTGGATAACGCCTCCCTGCTCTACCCCGTAACGATCAATCACCAACAGGCTGCCGCGTAGGCAGCCAGGAGCCGGACATGAAAACAATATACGTCCTCTGGCTTTATCTCATGGCCCGCGTCAGAGGCCTGCGCGTAGCAAACGCTGCCCTGGCGCAGACTCCACTGTACCACACGGGGTTAATTATTACGTGGCGTGGATTTGGCGCGGCGCTCTCAATGTACCGAGACACCGGCAACAAAATCTGGGCAGTAAAAAAACGCACTGCGCTCTACGCCTGCCCAATGTCGGCTGAAGATGTCGAGTACGACAGGCTGGAAGCAGCGTCGTATGAGCAGATGTGGCTACAACACAGGAGCGATAGCGATGAATAACGAAACCTTGCAAAAAATGCATCCAGGCGAGCTATTTGATTTTTACGAAGACGCCAGTAACGACATAGTTGCTCGGCTCAGGGCACGGGCAATGCTGCTGGCAGAAATGGGCGACAGCGATGACAACCTGGACGTTAGCCTGTTGCAGCACGCAGCAAACGAAATCGAAGCAGCGCGGCGCTATGAGGCAAGCGTTAATCAGGCAATCAGCGAGTGCGGAGGATATCAACCGTGAATAACGTAATCCAATTTCCCGTCAAGCAAATGGCAACGCTAAAGCAAGACGCATGGCCCAAACGTGTCTACCGGCAGCGCAAACGCGCCGACAGGCTGGAGGTGCTCGCCACTATCGGCACCTTCGTTTTTGGCGCGTGCTGTTTGCTGTGGGGTTGGCTGATTGTGTCAATGGTGTTTTCGCTGTAGGAGTCTAAATCATGAGAATGAACAAAATTCATTTCGTATGGCTGGGCTTTGCCTATCACTACCAATTGCGCGGCCAGTCGTCGCTATACAGAAGCAAAATGCGGGGTAAGCGGTAATGGATAGCGCCACCAATAGCGGCATGATTATCAACGGCATGCCAGAGGCCGAGTATTTTGCCCTGCCCCGCTTATCGCAATCGGCCATTAAGGACATACTGCGCACACCTGCGCATTACAAGCATGGCGTTCGCAAAGAAACCAGTGCCATGAAGCAAGGCAGCTTGATTGATGTTGCGCTGACTGAGCCTGGAAGGCTGGATACAGATTACTACGTTGTTGTTGATGATTTTCGGATAGGAAGTGCGCCAGACCCAACCGCACCACCCAGCGACCCAATGACGCTAAACGACATTGCGCGATTACATCCTGAGCGACTTGATACGGATTTTTTTGTTGTGCCGGATTCGTTTCGCATGGACAAGCGCAGCACGGCCTACAAAGAGGCGTTAGTC